CAAGCGGATCACCACCGACATAGACCGTTACTCCTTCAGCGTGAGCACACAGCATACATCCCGGTATTGATCCTGCCTGTAGAATGTCGAACTGATGGGGGATAAATCCCTCGCCCAGATCCCACAAATCATAGGCGTATCCGATTGGTGCCGAATACTGCAGGAATCTATCAAGCCAGCCGTAAGCCCTGCTACCAAACACAAAACCACCAGCAAACGGTGGCTGCGCCTCGTATGGTGCATCATCCAAATCGTTGGTGTTTTCACCAACGGTAGCCAGCAGAGCCGCCTGCAGCCGTCCGGTACTCTTGTAAACTGCTGTATTGGTTGAGAGCCGGACATCGATAGGCGTGTGCAGCATCGGGCCGGACAACAGCGGGAATGTGTTATGGGCTGTGCTGCCATCAAGTTCCAGCGTGTCGTAATCATCAGAGAAGAACAAGCGGTCCCCGGCAGACAGGCGGGTGACAGGCCGGGCATGGGAGAACATCGGAACGGTAGGCGGTGCAGTCTGAATGCATCCGTCGTCAGTGATAGTCATATTCCGGCAGGCGGTCAGCTGGGTTTTGCCGGTTTTATGGTCGGCTATCTGGCTGGAAATGGCTTTGGAGTCAGTCAGGCCCAGGCATTGGCGGAAAAGGATGGCTTCAGACATCAGAACGTCCTCACAATCCGCTGCTGCGGCAATCTTCCGCTACGCTCCTTTAGTACACGGCCACAATGGCCACCGGGAGTGTCCTCACTATCACCACGGAACTCCTTCAGGTGGAACAATCCTTTTTGAGGGTTGTATATCTCGGAATCCTGTTTAATAAATGCCAGATACAGCATGTAATCTTTCAGATAATCCAGATACATTACTGGTATTTCAGGAGCCTCGGCAGCTGGATCAATCGGCATACGGCGCACAGTAAGGCGGATCGTTCCCGCTGTTGCTACTGACCTGTTAAGCGTCAGATATCCATCAGAATAATCAAGGATATATCGGTCAGGTATACCGCTATCTGTTTGCCAGTTCTGCTGGAACTGTTCCAACTCGGCCAGCGTTGCAGGCAATAAACTCCTACCCCATGAGGTAGAGGTCAGATCTATCTGATTTGGAAGTACAGCGGGATGTAACGCCAGATGCCGACCGCCTGCAGGAACATCCAACAGGCATATCGAGTCCGTGAGGGAATCTTTTATGCAGCGGGTCAGGCGGCAAAACAGATTAATAGCCTCTACATAGTAGCTCTCCAGCTCATTATCACTCCAATACAGAGAAGATCCTGAACCAACAAGATCATCCAACAAGTACCTAACCGATTTAATCAGCTCTGTTTTAGTGTTAGCCACCGGACACCCCGCTGTCTGCTTTATTTACGCTTAGTCGATGCGACAAACTCACCAGGGTTACTTAACGGCCAGTCCCCTTCATCAGGCTCAGTATTCGGCCCATCCTCCAACACAACAGCTGGCTGATCAGGTACATATGGTTCATACAAGGAGCTTTTAAGTATTTGGAGATAGTGGCCCTGATTAATAATTTCACACACACTGTCACCAGACTGGTTACGCCTGAAGGTGTAACGGATGTTCCCAATATTCAGCTCGGTATCCCCATCCCGATCTATCAGGCATTTTACCCAGAAATTAGGGGGCATGGGTGGACGACGTGCCAGATTAGCAGCAGCTTCTGAGGCACAGAACGAACATAACACCCCATCGTTATTGTGATTATTACGGCACTTTGGGCATATTTTTTGCTTGAATACAGTGGTTGAGGCGGATTGCATAAATGTCCTCCTGGACGTCATGGCAGGGGGAGAGATGTCACAAACCACTCCCCCTGCGCGTGGAGCAGAACTACTGACCGACAACAGCACCACGATACTGCAGCGCCACACTGACCGTACCAGCTGCCTTTGTTGCAGCTGCCGTGGTTATCTTGGCTGCAAGTACGCGATCACCGCTTTTTACATAACTGTTTTGGGTGCCTATATCAGACGCACTTACCGCATCAACACCAACAAGGTTAAGCCCCCCAGCGCCATTAAAGGCAGCCAGAGTACAGGCAGCGCCGATAGTCGACGCCGTCAGGAAGTCGGTACCAGAAACTAGATCTGTTCCCGCATCGTTAAGGACACCAAACGTCATGGCCACTACCGGAGATGCATTGGTATCAATATCAGTTGACGAGGCATACCCCCCCACCGGCTCATGACCGGCAGGAATTTTGCAGAACAACAGCAGATCACCCACCGCCAGGCTGGCGTCTACCGCAACAGATTGTCGGACACACACCACCTCTGCGGCACCATCAACGGTAATAGGTGGCAATTTTCCGGCTATGGCGTTAGAAATATATTTTGCCATGATTACAACTCCTTATTTAATAGTTGTTGTGTTCCCCTGCCAACATGATGCAGGCAGGGGAACAAGGTTGTGTGATTACGCATTAGGATCTTTGGCGTAGGTATCAAAGGCAACCACGCCGTAATCCAGGCCGTTAAAGGTCACTTTCTTGCATCCCCAAATGCAGCTGGAAGAAATGATCAGGCGGTTGTTGTTGTCTGCCATCTTCTCAAACCAGTCAAAACGCATATCCGTGCCAGGTGAACCGTATGCCTCGGTAAGCGCCTGAGTACCCAAAAACAGCGCACGGGCCGCAGGCAGGTTTGCGCTGGCACCGTAATCGTTAAAGCGGATCACGTTTTCATGTTTGTGCAGCACAACATTATTATACTCTCCCAATCCGCCCTTGCAGATGGGTGAAGCCTTACCGACCGAGGTGGCCAGCGCCTTCTGAATATCCAGCCATTGGCCGGAGGCAGCAGACGTCCGCATCGAATACTCTTGCCAGTCATGCATGACCAGCACGAACCGCTTTTCACCATCAATTCGCACCGGCTGGATACGTGGAACCTCTTGAGTACCACCGCCCATAGTGCCAGACATGGCAACAAACCGGTCAACATGGTTCAGGTTCATGGCGGTCATGCTGTTAGTGGCGTCATTTACCACCAATGTTGATTTTGTGCAGGCAGTTCCGGGCGTGTCAAAGGTACCCAGTCGAGGCATCATCAGGTGGGCAGAGTCAGGGGCAGACAAGCTGTTGTTTGCACGACCACTCCAACCTACCGGATAAATAAATCCGCTGTTTACGCCACGGGAACCAGACAGATAGATAAATCGGATTTCATCCAGCAGACGAGCCCACCATTCTGCCATACGCCGACGACCGATATCGCGCATTTTTCGCAGTGTCCGCTTGCGGGTCATCCGGCCACCACCATCCACACCACAACGTTGCTGGTCGATGTAGACAGAGTCCTGGTAGAATTCCAACCCCTCTTCTGTGCCTTCCTGGGTGGCATCACCCTCAATAGGCTGTTGCTTCAGCTGCAAAGACAGGTCAAAGGTAATTTGGTCACCTTGATCGCTCTCCAGTTCCGTCAGGCGCTGAATAGGCAGAGTTGCCGGTTCGCCTTCTCCCACAAACCGTTGATCAAAATAACTTTCTTTCGGGGTGTCTGCTGCCAGTGCGGCAGAATTGCGCTTGATAGCCAGCGGGCTACCAACTCCTACTACGGTACGTGCCATGAGTGCTTCCCTCCTTTAGGGATGTGATGGGCAGCACTCATGCGCTAGAGATATTGCAGGACAGGTTTCAGCCGGTCCCCACTTATGTATCCTTCTGTACCAACTCCTTTTTTACTCCCACGTTGCCCGGAGCCTCTATTTTAAGCCGGGCTTTTTTGCCTGTTTTTTGCTGCAAGCTCACCACAGCTTCGCCAATCAGCAACGTGTCTCCAACGGCTATGTCAAAAAACATCGCCATGATCGTCATGCCCCGGCCAGGTATGCGGCTTTATCAGCAGGAGACAGCTTAGACACAGCGGCCTCCAGAGCCAGTCCTGACAATTTATCCAGATGAGCATACTTATCCTGCCCAACATCAGCAGCATCAGCAGCCGGGACATCCCGTAGTGTCTGATGGGAAGGGCGCTTTGCAGCCGGTTTTGGAGCAACCTGGGCAGGTTCTGCTTTACCTTTTACTGCTGCCTTTTGAGCCTTTTTCATTGCCTTAAACTCGGCAAATTCAGCAGCTTCATCAATATTGCGTTTGGCCAGGCAAAGCACCTGTATGCCGCTAAGCGATGCATTTGCCGGATCATTAACAACCCGCAGAACCTCACTGTTTAGTTTTGCATAGCCTTCAGGGTTTTTAGTCTGAACCAGACCAGGATTAGCCTTAAAGAATGCTGCCTGTTCAGCCCTCCATAACTGCTCAGAAATCTCCTGATTCTGACTGGATGCTTCCAGTTTGCGTGTCTCAAGCTTTAATGTGCGCTCTATCGCCCTAACCTGTGTACGACGTTCAGCCTCACCCAGATCTCCACTCGCATACTGATCATCAAGTTTATCTATTTCTGCCTGACCGGCTGTGGTAATGCGGTCAATCTCAGTCTGGTATTCCGGCAGAACATCACCAGACAGTTTAGGGATAAAGGTCACCGCAGGCACGTCATCAATAGCGAAATCATCGACACGATCAGCATCAGTATCAGCATCACCAGATACCACTGTTGCTGCAGACTCAGACGCTACGGCTGTTGAATCAGTTGCATTTACCGCCGGACTATCATCATCAACCTGATCATCGTCACTATTATCATCTTCAGTTCCATCATCTACGTCATCAGCACCCTCCAGATCATCTTCATCAGGGGCAGTCAATGCTTCACGTTCAGTTGCTGATAATCCTGCCAAATCTTCTTCTGTGTAACCCATGTTTCAAATCCTCCTGGATATGGTTTTGCTGCTTTACTGGACTCCCGCCGGTAATGGCGGGGCAATATTATTAACCACCGGTACAGCCGATGCATCGTGCATAATCTGATCTGCCGCAACGGTCAGGTGTGGCGATGCAGAAGCACCGCCTGCCAACTCCATTGATTTTGCCAGTGCCGTAAGCTTGGCAAGCAGAGCGTCAAGTTCAGCCTTATTCCCCTTTGCTACGGCCTCTTTTGCTTTACCCTCGATCAACGCTATATCAGCCTCAATCTTGCGCTGCTGCATCGCCATAATCTGTTCCTGTTGCTGCTGGGCCTGCGCCTGTTCCTGCTGCTGTTGCGCTGCCTGTTGCTGTTCTGCCTGCTGTTGCTCTGGAGTTACCTCTGCGTTCGGGTCAGTCATGCCGGTAATGTCACGCAACACCTTTACAAACTCATCACGCATCGGGATATCAGAGGCCTCAAAGGTAATGGCCAGCAGCTTCAGTCCCACTTCAGGAGGCAGCTTGGTAGTCATCTCCAACATGGTGTCAAACATGGCCTGACGCTGGGTACCCCTAAAATCCTGCTGATCAACCACATAGTCTGATTGCGATGCCGTGATTGGATTCAGTCCATCCTCACCATTTAGCTGCACAAACTGCAGGTCTGATTTACGTTCACCAGTCAACCGGAGCTGTTTTGGCTGATCGTAGAACTGTTCAATCAGAGACAACTCTTTTTCGCCCTCAATCTGAAACGCAAGCCGGTAGTTATCGAATATGTCAGAGGTAGTGGTGTAGCCCTGATTCTGCCGTGACTCTATGGCCTTGCCGCTTATGGCGTTTGTCTGGCGACCTAGGTTTTCGTCTGTCACACCACCAGCTGCCTGAATAAACTTTGCATCCCGCTCCATCAGCTGCACATGGCTGCTGGCAAGATTCGCCTGTTCCTGAATATCAAACCGCTTACCCGCATTAACTTCTATGTAACCATCGGGCCTGCTTACTTCATCCATAGCCAGATCAACGTTATCGACGGCACCCTTTTCAGCTACCACCTGTTTGCTATTCAGCAGATACAATGCTTTACTGCTTCGCTTATTAAGGTCGTCCTGAGGATCACGAACGCCGCGTGTAACTCCGAATGGAGCGTTGTCACGGCCACGTCGATAGGCCCAGATCGGTGTGAAGGGAAACTTGTTATGCCAGTAGGGAGAAACATTATCCTGCAGCACAATGCCGCCCTTGCCACTAATACACAGCACCATCAGCCGCATCACCATCTTGACCGAATCATAGGTACTGGCCAGACCGCTACTGATTGCCCAGGAATGGATAGGATCGTCATAATTAAACACCGCACCATGATACGCAGCGCCCTCTTGCCGGATGACCTTTGTCTTTTCCGGCACCCGGTACCATGCTTCACACAGCAATACCCGTTGCCTTGATCCACACCCCATCAGATCACCAATAGAGCCATTCATCAGGCCCATTGATGCCGGATCATCATCGTACAGATACGGGTTACCAGACTCCCTGTTAACCTGATTAATACTGATGATGTTGTTAGCAGCTACCCGAAGGTCGGCGGCATGTTTAGGAAACATTATTTCAGCAATATCCAGATCAACCCACTTTTCGCGCAGCAGAAACCGGGCATCAGCCAGATCAGGAGCAATACTCAGCGGGTCGTACCACATATTGCGCCATGACTCCCGGCGCACGAATAACGGTTCATCCTCAGAATCATTGCGGATACCACTCTCAATCCACCCTAGGCCGACCGTAACCGCATCAGCAAACGCAGCAGACCGTTCAAAACTCGCCTTGTTCACGTCAGAGAGATATTTCATCAGCGACGTTTTGCTTTCTGACGACTTCCTATCCTCCGCCTTGCGAGGCATTACCCGATAATCAACCCGCGTCCGCTTTTCAGTACCAGTAATCCACCGCAGAGTAGTAGCCACCAAATTGAAAACACTGGCCGTCTGAGACCGACCCTCAACAACATCCTTATCTTCAGCATCCCACTGATCACCATCACGATAATCCTCATCAATGGCCATCTGATAACGGTTTTCGGCCTGCGTAAGTCTGGCCTGGCTACGCCACTCCAGCACCTTTTCTTTTCGTGTTTGTATGTCGTTTTTTGTGTCAGTCATTAAAAACCCCAAAAATAAAAAGGCCCGGACAATCTGAGAGTGTTAATCTCAAATCATCCGGGCCAGAGGTTCCGCCGAAGCGGTCAAAGGGTGCCGTTTATATGGTGCTACTCAATCTACTTGAATATCTCTTTACGCTCTATACCACAGACATTGCCTGCATTCATGCGTAATACTATTTCTCCGTTCATTTCTGATGCAAATTTTACCTTCTTCAACAACGTTGTCAATTCTTTTTTTAGCTCAGAGATAGTGTATTGCATCAGACCTCCATATCACCGGTAATCTTTTGGCCGTCCACATGCGCCTCATACTCGCCCACAACCTGCTTTTTCTTTTCAAACGGCTTCATATCAAGCAGATCATCAACACCGTTAGGGCCATCACAAATGTATTCCCGAAGGCCATGCAGATTCTGATTACTCAAATCAAACCCCAGCACCGTAGCAACCCGAAACTGATAGAGCGCAACCCGCCAGGCAATATCATCACTATAATCCGGCAGGGCAGGGTGGAACACGCCGTTGCGGTTCAACATAGATATCTCGCGCAACCGAGAGAAGAACCGCTCCAGCCGCACCAACTCATCAGCAGCCTTGTTTGGCTCGTTGTAGATCCAGGCATCATCTTTATGGATGTAGCAGGACACCTGCAGCCTTCTGTTGCGCACACGCAAGTGCGGTTCTTCCTTATCCCCAGCGTTAACCGCAAAATGACACAAACCTTTTTGAAGTAACGATTTATCAAACATACTGATAATCATGCCGACATCCCCCCTCGGACCCTGCTACGCCTGTTTCCACTATTCGCACCACTAACAACTTCGTAACTATCAACACCACAGGCCAGAGTCCTGAATGCATCCGCAGGGTTGCTGGCCCAATTATGCAACGGATAAGAAGCATACACACCCATCTTCTCATTCCAGGCCTTGCGGTATTCATCCAGAGCCGCAATCAAACGATTACAGTTTGCCTCATCAATCCAACAGGACGGCAGAAAACCCCTGACCTCATCAATACCATCCTCAATATTCTTGGTTCGCTCCACCGTTACCAGATTACGCAGCCCCAGCTTCCTCAGCTTTTCCTCTCGCGTCTCCACCTCATCAGAGGCCAAACTTCTGACACTGCTATCATGTGGCAGATAATGCGTGCCATACACATAGGGTTTAGCCAACAGTTCACGCACATAAAAGCCCAGAACCTCCCCGCAGTTTTCCAGATAATCAATGATTCGGTTTTCAGTACCAAAACGCTGCCGGAAAACAATACAGGTCGTATCATTCATCCCCAGATCCCAACCGGTATCAACCGGCAACCGTGGATCATACGCAACCACGCCCAATCTCTTGCCACCCCGCAGCTTTGCCATCTGCTGCACATAGTACGCACCATGAATAGCAGCATGAAACGCTTCTTCCGGGGTGCTGGGGTGCTCCCGGAACATATCATCGCCCATGGTATGTTTCTTGGCCACATACCAGGCAATCTGCGCATCATCCAGCTCAATCCCGTGTTTCAACCGCAGATCAACAAAATACTCCTGCAGCTCTTTGGTCAACACCGGCGGATGTTCCTGATCCAAACGGTTACGCGGATCTTGCCACCAGCCAAAGAAATGCAGCTTAAAATCCAGCTTGTTTAACTGGGCACCTTCCTGCAACTTCTTCAGTGCCGTCATGCAGTAATCGTAGAAATACCCGCTACGCCCTTCAGCGGTACTCTCAATCGTGATGTACTGCCCAACGTGAACCGTGTTCAGGGCACCTGTTACAATCTCCTGCGCTTTTTTAGGGTACTGAGCACAGACCTTGCCAAACTCGGTAACATGCAGGTATTGGAACGTGCCAGACCGCAGAGAAACACCAACCCGGATACTAGATCCATTGGCCAGCTTTAACACTTTGCCGGTTTCTTTATCCGTTGGCAGTGCCGCCTTCAGCTGTTCCGGCAGATTGTCATACGCAAACTTAATCTTGTTATCAAAGATCTCTTCAACATCGCCCAGAGTATGGGCGATGATACCGGCAGCCACGTTGCTGTTAAACAGGCAGGCATCAAGGTAAAGGATGCAGATAAATGTGGTAACGCCATGCTGCCGAGACTTCAAAATCAGATTTAAATACCAGAAAGCCAGATACAACAGCGTTTGCACATGGTTTGGCTTAAACTTGATCTTGTTGCCTTTTTCATCCCTGATCCAGTAGAGATTATTCAGGCGCCACCATCTATCACCAAAGTTTGCAACAAGATCTGCAGGCAGCTGCTTGCGAGACATCAGGGCGTACTCACCAAATCCTTGGTAGTGTTGTCAATAGCTTCCAACAGCCCCTTAATGCCCATATCAACCGCTCCACTCAAGTTGATATTTTCCTTGGTCATCCCTAAAATCTTAGCCAACTCCACCCGGCTGCCATGCTTCACCGGCAGATTCACCACCGTCCGCACGCCTTCTTTACCGGCCACCTGCTCAACCTCCAACAGCTCCCGCACATCCTCCGACAGACTACTCAAATCACCACTACGCAGGTTACTCAGCATCTCCGTATGATCCAGCATCAGCACCCTCAGATGCTGATCAATCACCTTATCCGCAATCACTGCATGCCGCTTTGATCGTTCTGCCAGTATCTCGTCAATCCGTGCCAAAATATTAGCATTGGTTAGTAATTTAGATGCATTAACCGTTGCCGTGCTATCCTTCACATCAGGATAAACCCGCTTATACGCCTTCATCCCGTTACCAGCAGCGGCAATGTACTGCCAACAAAATTCCTCATGTTTTGGCTTCAGCTTCACCGCATCGCAGCCGACATCAGCCTGCAGTCCAGGCAGCACAGCCTGACCAGAAACCCCGGTAGGCTGTCCATCCAGCAAATTCACGCTGCTGCTATATCCTGATTTCTCGACCATATTAACCTGTTGTTATATTATAGGATTATTTGCAATAGCTATTTTCAACCAGATCAAATTTCAGGCCGAAACACCCAGCACACGGGCCTGATCCCGCAACCGCTCAACCCGCTCAGTCAGCTCCCTATCGCTCATCTTTCGCCGGTCGACCGGCTTAACCAGCTGCAAGCCGGGGGTAGAGGCATCCTCCTGCCAATTCTCCAGCCCCTCGCCCAATCGCCGCAGCGCTGCCTTGGCCTGCTCTCGCGTCTGCTCGGAAAACTCCTCAATCTGCTGCGTGTTGTACCGGCCAACCACGGCAGGTTGACGATACGGCGCCGCCCATTCGCGCAACTCAGACACCCTCGGCCAAAATTTACAGCGCTTAATCGCCTCCGTAACCGCCAGATCAAACCCGCCATCAGCCAGATCCTGCAGGCCCCGCCAATACAACGCGGTCAGTTTATCCACATCATCAGCCGCCAGCTTATCCCCGCCAATCGGCCCGTAATAAACCGTCAGCAGCTTCATCCCCGCACTAAACGCCCTGGGCTGCATAAATCGCCTCCGTAACCCGATCAATCGCCGCACAATCGCTGCGCAACCGCTCAGATCGAGACTCAGGACTATCCCTGCCACGGGCCTGCGGTTTTGGTTTTCCCTCCAGCACAGAAACAACGTATTTCAGCGTTTTACCCCCCTGCATAGCCGTTATCTCAAAAGCGTCTTTGATTTTTTGTCGGGAATGCACCCGACACAACGCACTGGCCTGCTCGTTACAGCCTCCGGGCATCATCGTTCCCAGGTTTTGATGAAACAACCCCCGAAACTCGTTGATGGAAACCAACGACGACGACTCTTCCGCCTCAGTGGGGGGAAGGGGGGTAGTTGATGCTTGAGAAGAAGAGTCGTCGTTAAAGCCTTTAGGTTTTATCTGTTCTTCTTTCTTCTCTAAAGTCTGTTCTAAAGTCTTGCACGTTCCATGCGTTACGTTGCGTTCCTCATGCGTTCCGTTGCGTTCCTCATGCGTTCCGTTGCGTTCCTCTTGCGCTTTAAGTGCCTGTTTTTCCTTCCAGCGCTCTTTTCGCTCCTTTGCCGTTTCATCCTCCCGCACCGGCTGGCGTTTCTCCCAGTTGCAAATACGATCCGCCTCAATCATGCCTTTAGCTACCATGGCATCGTAGACCGCCACCACCTGATCCAGTTCCAAATCCAGCACTACGGACACCTCTTCAAGATCAATCCCATCCAATGAGCCACGATCATTACGAGAGCTGGTAAATTCCAGCAACGCAGGCCAACAGGCTATTACTACGTGTCTGGGCTGCTTAGACCGCTTGGCGATTATCGAAAATTTAGGGTCAGCAACCGTGCCGTGATACCACCTGAACCATTCCATACAAAAAATACCTTTCCAGTATGTCAGCCTGCCAGCAAACGATCCAGCGGACTCGTCACGCTTGTAGATTTACCCATCACATGCAGATATACCATTGTCGTCTCCAAGCACGAATGCCCCAGCAGATCCTGCACCTGCCGCACGTTATAGCCATCCTCCAGCAAATGCGTTGCAAAACTGTGCCGGAAGGTGTGACAACTGCCAGGGCTGGTAATGCCAGACTTCTGCACAGCCATTTTTACTGCCTTCTGCAACACCGTCTCATGAATATGGTGCCGCAGTGGCTTTTCAGGTGACGCCGCCCAGCGGGGATCAACACACGCCTTACGTGCCGGGAAAACCCAGTACCACCCCCAGGCAAACGGATAATCAGAATACTTCCTATCCAGCGCACCCGGCAGAGAAACACCGACACCATTGGCTACATCCTGCCGGTGCTGTTCAACCACACCCAACAGATGAGCTCGTAGCGGATCTGTCAGCGAGGCCGGTAGCGAGACAACACGGTCCTTATTCCCCTTACCTGCTCGGATCGTCACCGTCATCCGCTCAAAATCGACATCCTTCACCCGCAGCCCCAGACACTCATTCAGGCGCAAACCGCAGCCGTATAGCAGTTGGGCCATCAACCTGTCAGCGCCAAACATCTGCTTAAATACGGCAACCACCTCAGACTTAGTAAACACTTCCGGCAACCGTTTTGGCTTCTTGGCTCTCACTCCGTTAATTGCTCCTAACTCACGAGGGAAAACGTGCTTGTAGAAAAACAACAGGGCATTAAACGCCTGATTTTGTGTTGATGCAGCGACATTCGCCTGCACAGCCAGATAGGTCATAAACTTTTCAATCTCTGGCCCGCCCATCTCAGATAATGGGCGCTTGTGGTGAAACTGGCTGAACCGGCGCACCCAATCACAATAGGCGTCTGCTGTTTTTGGACTGTAGCCTTTCACCCGGATAGTGTTACGGATCAGGTCCAGAACGCGAGGCTTGCCATCGGTCTGCTGCACAGGTTGCGAATGCGGGGTTGCGTTGTTTCGTAATGCGTTCATGGCCCAATCCTTTCAGGTAGTTAATTTGTTTTGTGATATAGTGATAGGCTGCATAGATGCGGGATAATCATCGTTAGCGGCTTAACTGCCCCTTCATCTCTTCGATAAACATTTTTATTTTAGCCATCAAATATTTGTCCCTTACTCGCTCAACAACGCAGCAGCAGCCGTTGTGCATCTCCTCCCATCGCCTGCACTGGCTACCATACAGTTTCAGCAGGTCATGGAACTGATAGACGTTCCATTCAACAGGTCGTTCATCATCCCATTTGAAATGCCAATATTTATCCAGTCCGTCTGCTGGCGTTTCCAACAATTCCTGAGCACCCGCATGTAGCATCCCGGCTAATACTGCGCCTATATCCTCTTTCGTCGCGTCTGTTTGGTCATTCATGGTTAGTTCTCCCCTGCCCCTAACGGCTCAATCAACTCAGACTTGCTAATTATGTCTGCAATTTCATCAGCTTCCTTGTCGTAAGTGATAACCAGTTCCGGTAGTGTCTCTTCGGTGCCGCAAGCTGGTTATCTCGGTCCTCGTTATAATGCTCTAGCCACATCTTCAAATTTATGTGGCAGAGTTCCTGAAAGAATCGCGTTCCCGCATGTAATCCGCCCTGCATCCTCATCGTGGCTTGCAATGAAGGTCAGAACGTCGAACCCGACTTTCCGCAGTGCCTCTGCATGATGTTGATACGGGTACGGTGTCGTGTAGTCGCCTTCCGTCTGTATGCCGTTTTCAACAGCAACAGTCGTCTTGTGCATCGGAGTCAGCTTGCAGACAAAACGTGCGGGGTCAAATAAATCACGGAGTTTAACGGCGTCAATTTCGTAGCCAGCAACGGCAAAGTTCAGCGTGATTTTGCGGCCCTTCGGAAAATCCAGCGCCTCACCTATTCCCGCCACTTCCGACAATAACAGCGCATTGCCGCTGAACATGGTTTCCCGTTCTTCATCGTTTGTGGAATTGACAGAAATCTGCAACCCCGCATCGCCTCTGAAATCATGGTTCTTTATTTCCATCCAGTCAGCCAGAAAAGCAAACAGATTGCCGTTGTGTCGTGGCATCATTGTTGATACCACCGGATGAACCAAAGACCTCCCCACCAATGGTCGCACTTCATGGCGTATGTTTCGGGCGAAATCTAAAACAGCGGGGTTCCATGTGGGTTCGCCCATTCGCGCAAAATGCACGTTTAGCCGTTTTGTCGCTATTACTTCTGAATGCAGTGCCAGTCCGGTCAACACCTGATCCCGCAAATCTTCATAAGTGGCATTTATTCCCGGCCCTACTTTCGGCACGTCGCAAAACGTGCAACCCATCGAACAGCCGTATTGCGTGGAAATTGTGATTACCCATTTTTCCGACAGCGGCAAAAGCGGTGAACCGTCCGCTACCGGCTTGTTCTGGTTCAGGTTCACATCCTGCCCGTAGTCTGCTAGAGAAAGAAGCTCAAGCGGCCCCTTCGATGATTGGCACACTAGAATATTGCCTGTTGGTACTCGTAAATTTCGTATGATGTCCATGATTGTCCTTTCGTAGATTCGCATTATAACAAAACGTAGCAGCAGGCGATAAGGCCCGCTGCTGTACTAAAGCCGTTGTAACGCTCAGGCAGCGTCTCTTGTAAATCCGGCAGCGTTACGATGACCGCCCCCGCCGAACTGTTTGGCAATGGCGGACACGTCGAACTCTCCGATTGACCGCAGAGAATATGACCGCTTTCCGTCTGCTCGGTCGCAATAAGAGGCGCTGAAATCCGCTTCTGGGAACTTCTGACAGAGTTGGTTCCCGACCTCAGAAATGTTGTCAGAGAGATTAAGCACCGGCACTTTATAACCGCAGATTTCCTCCCACCGTACATTCCGGCAGGCCCTGTCAACTTGTGAATCTCGGAAAGCCTTGATTGCGTCGCCAGAAATGAGAGCCTTCGACAGATCAAACTCATCCCATGCGTCAAAGGTTTGATCCAGCGTAGCAATGTAAAGGAGTCGCCATTGAAAAAATGCTCCCACGCCAAGACAGCACCGGATTTTTGCAGGGCGAAAGTGACGTAAGGCAGCCCCTCTAATTCCTTCCAAGCTGTCTTGTGGTGGTCAATGACAGTGAGTTTGTATTTTCCGGCGAGTGCCTCACAGGTTGCACGATCATAGGAAAAATCGACAACGAACAACTCCTCTATCGTTTCTGGCAGTTCAGGCACTGGTTGCCTGTACTGGACAGGCCGGAAGAATATCTTTTCGTCAGAGTCAAAAGCCTTCCAGCAGGCATAAGCGGCCCCGAATCCATCAGCATCATTGTGGTAAAGTACGGCTGTTTTCATGGTGGTAATTCCCCCTGTAATGGTAATCGCGTTACAACCAGCGGCACGACCCGACCGCTCAAAACCCGGCGGACGGGTCGTGCCACAGGCCCTCCAACCATGCATCTCTGGCGTCAAAACCATCATCCGTCGCAGCGATTTTGTATTCGACAAAATCCGGTTGCCCAATAGCGCCCTTTGCTATACCTCTCCGTTCCTCGGTAATCGTTATAAATCCGATCTCCGGCAGTTTTGTAAGCCAGAAATCGAACGGCACCCACTCGCATTCAGCCTTGCCAAAAAACACATCGGCACGGTTTGAGTACTTTATGACGTGAGTGTTTCCGCCTGCAAACCACGCCAGAAATGCGTTTCTCTCGGTGTTGGTCAAATCGAGGATGGAGGATAACAAGAGGGTGGACCGTTCTTTTGCCTCCGTTACTGCTTCCCCCCGCTCGATTGCATCTTTTTCGTTGTTCATATCCTTCTCCTTGGCGGTCATCCGCCATCCGTTAGGCCTCAGACCAGATTGATTCTGCTGTCGGCTTTATGAATGATCCTGACCAGCCGTGGAGTTTACCGCAGTCGCAGGGATAATCGTATTTGAGGAGTGCGGCCTGTTTGTCGGAGTACCGGCCACAATATGAGCAACGAGCATATGCCCCGGCGTCATGGCTGCCGGATTTTTGTATTTGAGTACCCCTGATCGGAGGGCCTGTCTCTACAACCAAACCCGCATAATACCCCCTCACCCGGTTTTTAAACTCCACATCCTTCCGGATAGTCTCCAGATCAATCCCCTGCACTCGTGCCAAATTCTGCAGATTATCCCACACGCACTGCCGCAGCAGTCCCAGTCGCAAAGAGATGTCCTCGACAGGCGGCTGCGCAACAAAATATGCCAACCGCTGCAGCATCTCCCCCAACGTATTCAGCAGATTATGCTGATTTTCCAGATCCGGCCTCAGCCCCAGAACACTCACCGAGCCACTGCTATATTTCGCCTGCAGAATCCGTTGTGCGGTCTCAATAGAGTGATACAGGTCCATCAGTTCCATCAGCGCCTCATACGTGTTGCCGCAACGTACCTCAGCCCTAAACTCGTCAAACTCGCTCAATATATGATCCAACTGCCCAACAATCCCGTGGTTGGATACAAATATTGCACACGGAAATCGATATAATTCATCCATAGAAATAGCCTGTTCGGTAGAGGATAAGGGGCGGCACTTCCCGGTAACCGCCCCGACTAACCCGGTTCTTCCGAATTTACAGACCACTCCTTTCCGCGAGCTCACGAATTGCCCGCTTATCAATCCCGGTATCACGGGATATATAGTTGACGCTGCGACCATCCTTCAGCAGCCTCAAAATCTCATCATGCCCAAACTTACTCATACCGCCCCCGCTTTTTTACGCCTGGTCTCGTTATATTTAGCCTTATTGATCAACCTTCTGCGCTCCAGCTCGGCCATATAGTATTGCTGCAGAGTATCTACCTTAAACCGCTCGCCCGATTCATCCCGCATAACCTGGGCTATACTGGCCCATGGCATACGGCCCCTCAGCAGGCGAGTGATTCGTGAAAATTGAGCTTCTGCCAACACAGCAGCAGGGGATACCACCAGGCCCTTTCTCCATCCGCTGCCAGCAGTACCATCCTTTTTGGCGCGAGCTTTTGGCTTCATCTCGTCAGTCATTGGCTTTACCGGAGGTATGTCCGGGTAGATCCGCGTACGCACGCATAACAGAAGTACAACGGCACCGACAACATGGCCGTCCCTTCTCCAGTGCCTGTTTGCCTGCCTTGATCATTGCCACCCAGCATCATTTTTTCACATTTGGGACATTGCATCCTGAACCCCTGCAATTAATTAAATTGTTACGGCTTATTAAGCCCCACCATTTCGCTTGTCACGATAGCCGCCGTCCTGCCTGGGCTCCAACTCAGAATAGGACGGTTAGCACTGATGAACGTGTTGATGTCGTCAATCATCCCCTGCAGCTCTTTACTGATAGCTTCAAGCTTACAATCTTCTGGCAACTCACCAAAACAATCATCTTCCAGACCACGGGCATAGTTTGGAGTGCAGATAACCAGATCCAGATCTTCGGGCTTGGTGTCGTTGTTTTCGCAGTAGTCGGAAATATCATCTACACTGAAGAAATATTCGTCACCATTGTGCAGGCATAGCGGGGTTATCCAGTCCCATGCCTCCTTTGGCATAGCGTCGAATCTGGCCTGTTGCTTGCTAGTCCAGCAATCTGTGCAGATAGTGCCTTTGTGTTTTGGCACCAGATTATCGCAACCTTCAGTTTCACAAACCTTATGAGTGCAGCCGTCCCAACGGGCAATATGTTCTGAACTGGGGCCTTCACCGTAAAAACGACCATGACGCGAAGCCCAACCGGTGATAGTTGCCTGCTTTGCGGCCTCTTCAGAATCATACAGGATTACTTTGTCTTCTGGCTTCATTGGTTCCACCCCTTACAGGTATTTCCCACCAGCAACACGCCACCAAACCCGCTCAGCCCTGGCTGGCTTGCCGCACGGTAAAACGCTTCAAAATCCTTACCCTCTCTTGCCACCTCAGCCTCCACACGCTGCAGCAGCTCCAGTCTGCCTATCCGCTGGCCGTCAGCATGTGCAGTTGCCAGATCCGCCTCATTAATCACGCCGACAACAAAAAAATAGCCGAGCGTAAGCGCAAGGACCACAAATGCCAGCAGCTGCAACAGAAACATCAATGTAGATGCGCCATCATCGTTCAGCGGCAGATCAAGCTGTTCCCATTCACGTACCCATGGCAGATTTTGTTTACCCATGATCAGGCTCCTTTCTCCATCAACTCCAAATAATCCGGCTCACGGTCACCGCATTCCGGCTTAGGCCGGTCCTCCAGCATTGCCGCCGTTTCCTTTTGTCTGTGCAATACCTCTCCCCTGCAGTAGGGAGAGAGCTTACAGCGTGCGCACTCTGAGCCATCCGGTTCTACCGGTTTTCGGCGAGCACGCTTGCGGGGGTATATGCGGGGAAGAGAGGGGGGCATCAGGCCGCAAAAAACTTCAGCGTCTCAGCAATCGGCAGAACCTGTCTGTTGCCATACTGCAGCACCTGCTCAACTTTCCGCATGCTTGATGCCGCGCTCATCTGCCCGATTGCTCCGCACAGGCTCATAGTGGCGTTATGTTGCACCATCAAATCATTGGGCAGTTTGTCAAAATCAGCCACCGCAGCCAACGTAGCGCGTATTTTTTTGGTTATTCTGGTAATGCGCCGTAACTGGTCACCGGCTACCTGCACCTTCTGAGCGTCGGTCAAACGCTGCAGCCCTTGATTTTCAACCGGTGCAAATACCTTGCTATCCCGCATAAGCCCTTTACGGGCGGCTGCCATTATGTGCCGGTGCTGCCGAACATCCCGGCCTATCAATGCAGACATCTGCTGATAGGTAAGCAGTTCACCAACTTCCAGTTTGCTGAGGGCATCTAAAATAATTTTTGCATCAATACCCATCTGAAACACCGTTGTTGCCATAACTTGTCCTCTCTCGTTAAAATCCCTTGTCTTGCCTTGCCTAGCCCTGCCGGGTCCTGCCATGCCTCGTCGCGTCCCGCCGAGCCTCTCCATTACCTGCTATTCAAACGTTAATATCTCAATTATTTAATACATCCCTTGTCTTGCCATGCCTGGTCTCGACCTGCCCAGTCTTGCCATGCCGAGCCGTGCCGAGCCGGGACAGGCCAAGTCCGGCCTTGCTATGCTATGCTATTCAAACGCCACTATTTCCGCATCAAACCTGCCATAGAAGCCGTTATTTCTTGGTCTGAAACGCCCCATACCGATAAACTTGCCTGCCTGGTCCAGATGCAAATCCAGCACATCCTGGGTAATGGTTTCATCCAGTACATAAATGGTTGCAGTTGCCTGCCACTGGGGGATAATCGGAAAACATTTCTCTACCCGGCTGCCCGATCCTCTCCGGCCATCAGAAGGAACAAACAACCACTCACCCGATACTTCATCGGCCTTTATACCCAGATCAAGTGGTTCTAAAACCAATAAGCCCGCCTCAAAATGCTTGGTATAGTTGGCCTTGCCTTTACCAGGCACCTGAATCCCTAAAAATTTTGCACACTCAGACAGACAGTTTTTAAGCGCCATCTGAGGAATAATCACCATGCCGGTCTCGTTTACATGCAACCTGTCTCGCCATGTCCGTTTTTCGTAATCCTTTGGCAGCTCCTTTGGCAGCTTATCTGTGGTGTAATGCCTGCTTTGGCTATATGGAGATACCGATGTAAGCCTTACCTGTGCTGTTTTCATGTTTCACTCCTCCTTTTTTAATATCCCTTGCCTTGCCTTGCCCCGCCTCGCCCGGCCTGGCCATACCAAGCCCAGCCTCGCCACACTAACACCCCTTAAACCCCCACCATCCAGCCTTTCCACTGCACTTCAGCAATCAACCAATCCGGCAGCCCCACCGGACCAGACAGAGAAAACATTGTTTCATCCGGCTGCACTAATCGTTCACTCCGACTGGCAATCGCCCGCATCTCGTCCTGTACCTCGCCCATCATCACCCGCAACACCCTCAGCTCTGAGGCAAAATCCACATCAGCAACGTAATCAGGATCAAACCGTTGATTGGCCTTTAAAAACAGATACTGCCACGGCACCAGATTTCTACAGGCCACCATATACTCCAGCCATAAGTGACTGGGCATATAGCGCTTATCTGCCCCCTTTAAACTGGTACTCAAAATGCGCTTCAGCATCTTGCCCTCATCTCGCCAGCCACAATCCCAGGCGACGTCCTGCATTTTCCTACCCGACACCTCCAGACACTTACGCGCGGCATCATCAAGCGATTTACAATCTCTCATCACCTCTTCATCAGAAACCTGTATCGGTGCCTTATTAATAAAAATCATAAAGGATACCTTTTGCCCCCTGTATTAAATTCAAGCGATCTGCCAAACTCAAACCATCACATCCTGATCAATCTGCTCTTGCTCTTTCTCAACCAGCACACCAGCCAGCTTTAATCCGGCAAGCTGCGCCTGGAAGCTACTGCCTGGCTTATCCACGGTATTCACCGGCCACCAGCCCGCATTTAAAATAGCGGTGAATGACCCGTATTTAAGCACTGAAGGGTAAGCCTCCCAGCACTTCACCATGTTGCCGTATTTTTCTATGATCTTTGCCTTTGTAGCGACACAATCAATAGTCAGGATAGGCAGATTCGATACAGATTCTCCCATAGATAAAAACCTCGTGTTTCTCTATAATAGGTTTATGCTGCCTGCAATTTGCGCTCAAGCCGGTCTGCCTGTTGGCGATATTTACGAGCATCATCACTTCTGCCGGCCTTATTTGCCCGTGCAGCGTTAACCCGGCACCGCAGTATTTTTTGTTCTTCAGGTGGCATCCGGCCCACCCGGACTCGATACGAAAATTCATCCTCGGTAATCAGATACGGATCATCCCCCGGTCTACGCTCTGGCACAGGCAGGGGGGGTACGGCAGGCGCAGCAGCGACAACCGGAGCCAGACACCCAGCCAGCAGCGACAGCAGCGCACCTGGCTCCTGCTGGGCCAACCGAATCACTATATGCTGTTCTGCGACAGTCATTTAACCCGACGATCCAGCACAGCCATACAGCTACGCAGTTCCTTCATGGCCTCCCGGCAATCCCGGCCATCAGCAAAGAACTGTTCAACAGCTACACGTACATGCTTGCTTAACAACTCCAGCGCCTGCGTATCGCTGGCACGTTTAACAATCTGTTTAACCGTTCCAGACCGGGCTTTTTTGTTTCCTGCGGCCACCATCTGCTCAACAGAATCAAATGTAGCGTTTCGTAAACTAGGCATATCGGTCACCTCAAAATGGAGAAAACAAAATGCATAAAGAACAGTTCAGAGCCATCTATGAAGCCCTTGATAAACTTACCGTAGCACTACAACTAAACACCGCTTACACTGCGCTTTTACTTGAAAAACAAGACGACATTACTGAAACAGAAATTGAGAACAAATACACAGAAATAGCCAGCTTGGTTACTGGCTGCTGCCATATTGAGCAAGTAAGGCGTCAACTTGCTTCCGCAACCCCGGACACCGAACAGCAATAGCTTCAAGTTCATCCAGCAGCTGCTGGCGGTTCATTGATTCCAGCGGCTTTTGATAAGCCAAAACAGATGATAAGAACCGATCAGGCTCTTCAATAATCACATTGCCAGTTGACGAATCTGAATCAGGAAGCTGCACAGTAATTCTGAGACACTGCCCTAGCAGTGTCAGTGTAGGACATTCTCCAAACTCGGTTTTTAATACTTTGATCAAATCAACCAGATCATCAACATAGGTGCTTGTTTTCATCGGCAGGCTCCTTTTTCAGTAGTTTTTACAACAGGCGGCAAGGGTAAAATATGGGCATTTCTGAACTCATACGCGATTGGCTCAAAGAACACGAAACGGCTGCCGGTCTAAACGAGCGACTGAAACTTGAGCAAGAACGCAGAGAACTGGAAAAGACCCGATACAAACAACAGCTTGCTGAACTACAAAGCAAAATTGATTCACTTCTTGAGCTTCTCAATCAGGCTAATAACCAGCTTGGGATTGAAAAGAAGCAAAACAGCAGACTGAAAGATCAGCAACAACAGCAAGAAGCACTGACACAAACACTTAAACAAGAACTTGAAGAACTGCGACAATCGACCAAACACAAGACCCCCAAGCGAAGCACTAACTGGAAAACGGTGTAGTTTTTACAACAGGCGGCAATACTATAATTATGAACAACAACAACTTAGACAACATGACTGACGAAAAAATTGACGAGCTAATTCAGCACTACCCACCGGGAGGACCAACAGCAGAAACACCGTACAAAATAGCGCTGGCCGAGAAGCACCGCAGGCTCAAAGAAAAAGCGGCAGCAGAACAGGCATGGAAAAACGAAATAACCAGACAGATAGCCGAACTTAAAAAGCCACACTGGACAGTCAATCCCAATTTCTGGTTTACATCCATTGCAGCAATATCAGGAATTATTGGTTGCATACTTACTTGGCACAGCGCCCAGCAGCCAAAGAATCCACCAATAAGCGGAGTTCAGCAACCTGCCTTGAATGTATTGCAGTTGACACAGAAGAAAACAGAGTTCCAACAGAACATATTAAAACCAGTATCCTCGTCACGCGGACCTCGTAAGCCAGGGCATCGGGATTAATGCGACCGATAATAAAATCAAGCATCGGCAGGCTCCTTTTTCAGTAGTTTTTACAACAGGCGGCAATACTATAATATTCTCAAGAGAGAAAATGTCAAGAGATCAATTCGCATACGAGAAGTTCATTTTAGAGCTAAATAAGTACAAATCTCGGCCTGGCATGACTGCCTCAAAAATGCTTCAGGCACTAGATTGTTCTGGCATCAGGTCTGAAGGTTTCTTAAGTGAAGTAATGAATGGCAAGAAAAAAGCAAATGCTGCCATGGTATTCGCGTTTGAGAATCTTATCGCTGAAGAAAACAAGGCAATCGGTAAACCGGTTATGCCAGACTATCAAACTGATTTTGACGACAGTGCTAAACTCAGTGAGGAACAAAAAGAAATTCTCAGTCTATGGATGGATATTGATGAGACGGATCAGCCGATTATTAAGGCTCTGATGACAAAATTTGCTGGCAGACAATCAAAATGAAACGGAGGTAAAAAAAGTGTGGTTATTTGATTTTTTTAAAAGAAAGAAGAAGCCTAAAGGGTTACCACATCAGTTAGGATTAATGTTTCTGTTTAAAGATTTGGTTTATTGGGTAGATGATGGTTTTGATTTTTTGAAGAGGGAAAACACTATATTTCTGGACAGGAATAACCTTTATCTGTTTTGCGCGGTAATAATTAAGAACTGTTATGAAATATTTTATTTTCACCATCGCAACAAAGATCATATCGAAAAAGAATTTTTAGAAGAATATTACCAGAGCATAATAGACATAATTAAAATTCATAATAATATTGAATATAACGAGGCTTACGATATTACTAAGAAGGGTATTGATTATTTTAAAAACATTTTTGAGGAGTCGGCTAAAAATAAAGACTGGAGTTTATTTGTTGACAAATTCTTTTTTGCTTATACTCATCTTGATGGACTTGATGAAGAGAAACACTGTTTAGCTTCTGCGCTGCCACCAAAATGTAAAGAAATAATTGATCAAATGGTTTGTACTTTTAATTAAAAAAGCCTCAATTACAAGGAGACCACCCAATGAAAAAACTTCTAACCGCAATCTTCCTATTCTCCACCCTTACCGCCTGCGCCACCACCAGCCAGCAGACTGCTACAACTCCATGCCCTCAGCCAGCTGCTACTGACAGCATTGCACAACGAGGCTGCTGTTCTCATCATAGTGGCGTCTGTGGCTGCGAACATGGTAGAGTAGCTTGTTGCGATGGCACACTAAGCCCATCATGCGGATGCCATCACGACGAAACCCCACAATACCCTAACTAAGGATTAACCATGGCCGTCCGCCCACACCCCTCAAAAACCACCCCTGGCATCTGGCAGATTGATTACTGGCCTACTGGTCGCAAAGGCAAGCGGATCTACGAAACATTTGAAGGCACCCGCGAAGCAGCCGAACAACGCCACACCGAACTATGTCTGCAACACTCCAGCGCCCACCGCAGCCTGATCAGCCCCAGACTGGAAGAGGTAATTACTGAATATCTCACCTGGCTACAACTGCACCGCTCCCCGGCCTATTACAAAAGCATGGTCTGGGCGCTGGATAAACTGAAACCGGTCTTTGGCAGGCATCCTATAAAAAATATCACCCCGGTGCTTTTTGATGAATTCAAAACCCTACACAAAGACACCCCGGCCCACTGCAACCAATGTATAGACTACCTGAAGGCAATCATAGGCTGGATGGTAAAACGAGGATATGCCCAACCGCTGCCGTTTGCTGTTGAAAAATTGCGCCACTTTCGCAGCATCCCCCAACCACCAGACCCGTCAGAGTTTCTAAAGTTCTTTCAACAGGTACAGCACAACTTGAGCAAAGAGGGTATAACACCGCAAGAACGCGACAAAAAAGAGCTGTTGGTATTACTGATATATGAAACCGGGTTGCGCTGGGTAGAGGCACGACACCTGCGCTGGGAACATCTACGCAATGACGGACGCCTGTATCTGGGCAGAACAAAAACCGGTGAAGCACGGTACACCGTCCTACCCGACTACATGGTGCAGCGCCTGTGGGTATACCATCAGCCCACTGGATACATCTTCATCAATCCCAAAACCGGCAACCCCTACACCACCATCCGTAAGCTGATCCAGGGTGCCAGAGAGAAGGCAGGCGTCAACGTAAAAGGCACCCACGGCCTGCGCCACGCAATGGGTACCGACACCCAGGAATCAAGCGGAGACATTCGCGCAACACAGGATATTCTTGGGCACTCAGACATAAAAACATCAGCAAAATATGCACATGTAGCAATAGGCAGGAAAAGACGAATATTGGAAGAAACGCGGGTATGGCGGTCTGAACAAATCAAGAGCGCAAAAAAGGTTGACACAAACCCCTCTGCTGAGTAATATCCGGTTTCCACGCAGTATTGACGGCGATAGTAGATAAAAAAAACGGTGTAACTTGTTGGTGTAGCTAAGGATTGCCTGTTGACTGTGTTAATGGCATTCAAGAGGTCGACAGTTCGATCCTGTTCAGCTCCACCATAAAAACAAGAAAG